TGGTGTAATACAAGAGAGTGTAGACGCATTTACAGTGCCAAACGGTACAAGTCTTACGTTTACAGAAGCTCCATCAACTGGCACAGGTAATATCTTTGTTATCTATCTTGGTGCAACGGATACAAGTATTACGATACCCACACAGAACAAAGGCACATTTAAGAATGGTGGTATGTTTCGAACCAATGCTCAGACACTGGATGTGAACACAACCATAGAAGCTACAGAAAATGCTAACGTCACAGGCCCATTGACCATAGCAAGTGGTATAACACTCACGATAAACTCTGGAGGGAACGTAGCAATACTATGAGCAATCTTCTAGTACAAAATATAAAGCATACTAATAATACTACGAGTATGGCTATTGATAGTTCTGGTCAGGTAAGTGTTCGTGGTGAATCAAGTGCTACAACTACCAACTTACAACAGGGGTTGGCAAAGGCTTGGTGTGATTTAATTCATACACATGATAGTTACAACGATAGTTTTAATTTTTCTGGATTGACAGATAACGGAACTGGTGATGGAACTGGAACGTATTCATCACCATTCGCAAATAATGATTACAGTGTTGCTTGCTCTATGAAGAGTGGTGGCGCAACAAATCGTAATGCTCTCGTAAACTCTCCTACAACAACAGCAGTTACAATGATTACAGGTCATACAGAAGCTAATGGTAAATCAGATTATAATTCTGCCTATACAATTTCAGGAGACTTGGCATAATGGCAACTCTCAAAACAAACACACTCACAGGCACATCAACAGCAGGGTCTATTGCCGTCACAGGAGAGGGTGGTTCTACAACTACCAACTTACAGCAGGGGTTAGCTAAAATATTTTGTAGTATACAAGATAATCAAACTTTACTTTCAACAAGTTTAAATACATCTTCTTGGACAGATACAACAACAGGAAGTGGTTTATTTGATTTTACAAACGCTATAACGGAAGTTTCTCATCAAGTGGGTGTTGCCTCCCAAATAAACGCTTCTGGGGCAGGAGCTACAGTAAGAGGCACTTCAAGTGGGAGTACCACTTCTCGCTATGATACCAGAAGTTATGATGGGTCTAATTCTGCTTCTGACCATAGTTTTATGTCCTTTGTAATCCACGGAGACTTGGCATGAGTACACTAAGAACAAATGCCCTAGAGGGAATGGACGCAAAGAACAGCATCACTATTGTTGCAGGTGCAGGGAATATTACCACTACGAATGTGCAAGAGGGGTTGGCTAAATATTCTGGTGTGTGGGATAATAATAGTGACAACACTATCAGAGATTCTTTTAATGTTTCTGGTGTAACAGATAATGCCACAGGAGACTTCACTGTTACGTTTACAAATGCAATGAGTAATGAGTTTTACTCTGCTTTAGGTAATACATCAGGAGAAAACAATCAATATGGCCCTTGTTCTTCTCAAGACACACATTCAACAACTGGATGTGGTTATCAAGCAAGAAAAACTGGCACAACAACTGATTTCAATAAAAACTCCTTTGCAGGAATAGGAAATTTAGCATGACACCAGAATTTCAAGGAACACATTTATGGGATAGACTAGGGTGGGCAAAAGAAAACCTAGAGCCATACAGAAGTGAATATTGCATTGTATGGGAAGACCCTGACAACCTAGATGAACCTGCAAAGGTAACACACCCTGACCCTAATTGGATGGCGTGTGCCTTAAATGGTGGGATACTACCACCTGTGTGGGTCTATTGGGAACTCAAGAAAGACGAAGCACAACCAGACTTTGTAAAGCATACACGAGGGTATTTACTCCATAATACAAAGCCAGTAGAATCAATGACAGAGGAACAGGCAATAGAATACTTGATTATGAAAGATATACCTGAGAGAGTGTGGAAAGATTATGAGCAAGCAAATAGAAAGCGTTTGCTTATAGTAAAGAAGGAGCAGTTACCGTCACATCGAACATGGCGTAACGCTTGGAAAATAGATCAACAAGTGGCATAGGAGATACGATGACCAAAACATTTATAACAGATAAGGATGGGGCAACCATAGATGCGTCTACTGCAACTGTGCCATCTGACAGACATTTTAGAAACGCATGGAAGCTCAGTGGTTCTGTGATATCCGAAGACATGACGGAGGCTAAGAAGATATTCAAAGACAAGATCAGAGAAGTCAGAAAGCCTTTGTTAGAAGCTGAAGATGTAACATACATGAAAGCATTAGAGGCTGATGACGCATCGGCTAAAACAGCATCGGTAAAAAAGAAGAAAGCATTGAGAGATGCTCCTGCTGCAAAAGCTATAGATGATGCAGACACAATAGCTAAACTTAAAGCAGCTTGGGATACAAGCACATTGGGTGACAGCCCTTACGCATGAGGTAAATTATGGCTTTAACTAAAGTTAGAGGTGGTGGAGTAGGTAATCCTCTCACATTAGGGGGAGGGTCAGCATCAGATAATTCTATTATATTTGATGGTAATGCCCAAGACTTTCACATAGGTTTGGATGATAGCACAGACAGCTTAACCATAGGTCTAGGCTCTACATTAGGCACTACATCACACATGGTGATTGATGCTAATGGTCATATTACTAAGCCTTTGCAATCTGCTTTTCTAGTGTTTTCAATAGATGCTAACGACTTTCCTTTAAATGATAATCGTGTATTCACTTTAGATACAGAGGTATTTGACCAAAATGGTGATGTTGCATCTAATGTTTTTACTGCTCCTGTAACTGGTAGATATAATCTTAGTTTTAGTGCGTATTTCACAGCTATTGCATCTGATAGTAATTATTTGGAAATGTATCTTATAACAAGCAACAAAACATATTACTTTATTATTGATCCTGGCACTTTTGACCAAACAGGAGCTTATCACACTATTACTGCAAGTGTTTTAGCAGACATGGATGCGAATGATACGGCTAGTATACGATATCGTCAGAGTTCTGGTACACAAGGAACAGATTTTAATGGTTCAGATTCATTCTTTTGTGGTTATCTAGTCTGCTAATATGCCAATGCGAAATAACGTATCTTAAAGGAGATAAAAATGGCAAAACTTACACTAACAATAGAAGTTGATGACATTCAACAGTCTATATTGAATAATGACTTGGTTGACATAAACACATGGGTGCAAGATGCAATGACAGGCAAAATAAACAACTGTTGGAAGAGGATGCAACAAGAGTGGACAACAAAGTTAATGAACGATAGTTCTTTTACTGACCCAATCCCAAGCAACCAAGCTGATTTTGTAAAGTTAGTTCTTGCAAGAAGTGACTACAAGAATCGTAAAGCAAAAGATGACGCAAGAAAGATAGGATAACTAAATGCCCTACATAGGAAAAGCACCAAACCAAGGAGTTAGAACACGCTTCATATACCAAGCCACAGCAGGGCAGACATCTTTCTCTGGTTCGGATGCTAATTCC